CTACACAACTGAATATCGGGGATTCTTGCCTAAACTCATGGAGAAGATCTATGAAGAAAGAGTCATCTACAAAAAGAAGATGCTTAAAGCAAAGCAAGAATACGAAAACAATCCATCAGTAGAATTGAAGAAAGAGATTGCTCGCTGTAATAACATTCAGATGGCACGTAAAATTCAACTCAACTCTGCTTATGGCGCTATTGGTAATGAGCACTTTCGTTATTACAAACTTGAAATTGCTGAGGCAATTACTCTTTCTGGTCAGCTATCAATTCGTTGGATTGAGCAGAAGACAAATGAATATCTGAATAAGATTTTAAAAACTGATGGAGTTGATTATGTTATTGCTTGTGATACTGATTCAATGTATCTTAATCTGGGCGATCTGGTTGAACGTATATACCAGGGAAGAGAGAAAGTTGATGAGAAAATTGTGGGGTTCCTTGACAAGATCTGTCAAATGGAACTTGAGCCTTATATTGAAAGTTCTTATCAAGAACTGGCGAAATATGTAAATGCTTACGCACAGAAGATGTTCATGAAACGTGAGAACATTGCTAATCGTGGTTTCTGGACTGCGAAGAAACGCTATGTTCTTAATGTATGGGATAGCGAAGGTGTGCGTTATAAAGAACCTAAGATGAAAATCTGTGGTATGGAAACCGCACGTTCCTCTACTCCTGCTTACTTCCGAGATAAACTTCTTAAAGCATATACCATCATCATTAATAAAACCAATGAAGATATTCTTGACTTTATAGAAGAAGTAAAAGAAGAAACCAAACAGCAGGATTATTTAAATATAGCTTTTCCTAGAGGTTGCAATGGTCTCAGCAAGTATAAAAGTAATACGGACATTTATAAGAAGAGTACTCCTGTTCAAGTCCGAGGTGCATTACTGTATAATCACTACCTTAGCAAGTATAAACTTACTCATAAACACGCTCTTATCCAAGAAGGTGAAAAAATCAAATTCATCTACTTGAAAACTCCCAATCCTATCAATGAAAATGTCATCAGTTTTTTTGGTACTATTCCTAAAGAATTTAATATTGACAAGTATATTGATTACACATTACAATTTGAGAAGTCGTTCTACGATCCCCTCAGGAATGTGCTAGAATGTATTGGATGGAACGCAGAGCGCAGAATTTCACTTCTTAGTTTTTTCTCATAACATATGGACTTTTTATCTCAAGTAATTAAAGACAGTAAAAATGAATTCGTTTCTATGGCTTCCGATGGTGTTGCTGCTGGCGATATTGAATCTTTCGTTGATACTGGTAGCTACATTTTTAACGCCCTGGTTTCTGGATCGTTGTTTGGAGGCATTCCCTCAAATAAAATCACAGCTATTGCTGGAGAATCAGGAACAGGTAAGACATTTTTTTGTCTTAGTGTTGTTCGTAATTTTCTTAATACCGATCCTGACTCTGGTGTTATCTATTTTGAAACTGAGTCTGCCATTAGTAAGCAGATGATTGAAAGTAGGGGAATTGATTCTAAGCGTATGGTCATTTTTCCTGTTGATACAATTGAAGAGTTTCGTACACAGGCAGTTCGTATTATCGATAAATATATGGAACAACCAAAAGAGGAGCGTAAGCCCCTCATGTTTGTTCTAGATTCCCTTGGGATGCTTGCCACAAATAAAGAAGTCGAGGATGCTTCCAACGACAAGAATGTTCGTGACATGACCAAGGCACAGCTAACTAAATCAGTGTTTAGAATTCTTACACTGAAACTTGGTAAAGCAAACATTCCCATGTTAGTTACTAATCATACCTATGACGTTGTTGGCGCTTACGTTCCTACGAAAGAAATGGGCGGTGGTAGTGGTCTTAAGTATTCTGCTAGCACAATCATTTATCTCTCAAAGAAAAAGGAAAAGGACGGAACAGAACTTATCGGAAACATTATTAAATGTGAGGCGAAAAAGTCCCGTTTGACCCGTGAAGGGTCTAAGGTTGAAACTCGTCTGTTCTTTGATGAGCGTGGATTGGAAAAACATTATGGGTTACTTGAATTAGGAGAGACTGCTGGCATATGGAAAAACGTTGCTGGTCGATATGAAATTGATGGTAAAAAAGTATATGGTAAAGAGATTCTTAAAAATCCAGAAAAGTATTTTACTCAAGAGGTAATGCAAGCACTTGAAGAAACTGCACACCAAGAATTTCTTTACGGAGTAGGAGATGACGGAGAAAATTGAATTTACTATACTTAGAAATCTGGTTTGTAATGAAGAGTTCTATCGTAAGGTAGTTCCCTTTATTAAACCAGATTACTTTACTGATTACCACGAAAGAGTTATCTACGAAGAAATATGGGACTTCGCCAGTAAATATAATATGATGCCAACGGCAGAAGTACTAATCATTAATTTGCAATCACGGAAAGATTTAGATGAAGAAACGTATAAAAACTCTATTAAATCAATTCAAGAATTCAATACTAATGAAGTTGAATATAACTGGCTCCTTGACACTTCAGAAAAGTGGTGTAAAGACAGAGCAATCTATCTCGCCTTGCTTGAGTCAATCAAGATTGCGGATGGAGGCGATCAAAAAATATCAAAGGATGCGATTCCATCAATCTTACAAGAGGCCCTGGCAGTATCTTTCGACGAACATGTAGGGCATGATTATATTGGGAACGTACAACAACGTTACGATTTTTATCATGCACACGAAGAAAAAATATCTTTTGACCTTGAAAAATTCAACATTATTACTAAGGGTGGTTTACCAAACAAAACTCTTAATATTGCTTTGGCTGGAACTGGTGTTGGTAAATCTTTGTTTATGTGCCACTGTGCTGCTTCTGTTCTTTCCCAAGGGAAGAATGTTCTTTACATCACTTTGGAAATGGCAGAGGAAAAGATTGCTGAAAGGATTGATGCTAATCTCCTCAACGTAAACATTAAAGATATCACTTCAATTCCAGAAGTAATCTTTACTTCTAGAGTTAATGAAATTGGTAGAAAGACGCAAGGTAAACTTATCATCAAAGAATATCCAACTGCTTCTGCTCACGCTGGGCATTTCAAATCTTTGCTTAATGAACTGAGTTTGAAAAAAGGTTTCAAACCAGATATAATCTTCATAGACTATCTTAATATATGTGCGTCTGCTAGATATAAAGGTCACATTGTCAACAGTTATACTTATGTTAAAGCTATTGCTGAAGAACTTAGAGGACTTGCTGTTGAACACAACGTTCCAGTTGTATCTGCTACTCAAACTACTAGGTCTGGTTTTGGTAATAGTGACGTTGATCTTACCGATACTTCCGAGTCTTTTGGCCTTCCCGCCACTGCTGATTTTATGTTTGCTCTTATCGCTACTGAGGAACTTGAATCATCTGGTAGGATCATGGTCAAACAACTCAAGAATCGATATAACGATCCCACATTCCACAAGAGATTTACTATTGGGGTTGACAGGGCGAAGATGAAGTTGTATAATGTTGATGACCTCGATGGTTCTTTGGTAAACAAAGAAGAATCTTCAGAACCTTCTGCAGTTGTTGATCATTCATCCGAAAAACAAACCAAAGCTAACAAATTTAGTAATTTTATAATTTAAATAATATGGAAAAACACGTTAATTTCAATGCTTATATTGAATTTGTCGATGCAGTAACTTCTGATGCTTCTAAAGATTTTCTTGCACTTTCTGATCGCCTTGTTGAGCTTGATGGTAAGGGTGCCAATATTGAACGACTTCTTACTGCTGGCGTTGGTATTAATGCTGAAGGCGGTGAGTTTCTTGAGATCATTAAGAAGATGGTGTTTCAAGGAAAACCTTGGAACGAGGACAACCGAGAGCATCTTATTATTGAGCTTGGTGATATCATGTGGTACGTAGCTCAAGCATGTAAAGCTCTTGATATTAGCATTGATGATGTAGTTGCTGGGAATGTTCAAAAACTTCTTAAGCGATATCCAGAAGGAGCATTCGATGTTTATTTTTCTGAAAATCGCTCAGAAGATGATCGCTAAATAATTGGGGCAGTTGCCCCGTACCCTGGAGGGGCAATCCGATTGGCGACGGAACCTGTCTTGAAAACAGTTGAGTGTAAAAGCCTTGGGGGTTCGACTCCCCCTCCCTCCGTTATTAAAAAATATGAAGTTAATAAAACATACAAATTCTATATACGAGTATCAAAATTTTGTTGATACTGATTTATGCAATGAGATTTTTGATTGGATAAATCCTATCGTTATTAATAAAAAAGAAATACTGGATACTAGTAAAACTAAAATAAGACATAATAATTCTGTTAACATTACTTATCTACCACCAGATAAAACAAAATTATCTACATATAAA